TACTTGCTGGTATCCATCTATATTTATTGCTTGTTTTCTTATTCTTTCCTTTCCTTTTTTCAGACTTTTAACCCTGCCCAAATCACTAACTTGGTACTGCCCCTCGTACCCCGGTATGTTTTTCCATTGTTCCATAAAGCTAAAATAAGGAAAAATATGCAGTTTACATATATCATACTGTAAAAAATTCCAATCATATGAATATACTAGACAAAATTAAAAATCTAGTCTTTTCTTTAGAGGACAATACAGAGACCAAATTCGAAGATCTAAAACTCGAGGACGGAACGATGATCAAGACATCTACCGAAACCTTGGAAGTGGGATCTAAGGTGGCTGTTGTTTCCGAGGATAACACCGAATCTGTTCCACCAGCAGGTGAGCATGTTTTGGACTCAGGCGACACTATAATCACTGACGAATCAGGTACTGTAGTTGAAATTAGAAAGAAAGACGATCCTGTGGAAGAGCAGGAAATGTCCGAATCAGCTGCGGATGAAGTTGCTGCTGTTGCCGATGAGGTAGTTGATGAAGCTACTGCTATTGTTGACGAAGCTACTCCAGATGAAGTATCTGAGGAAGATGCCGCTATAATCTCTGAAGCAGTTGTTGCTTTAGTAGAAGAAAAAGTGGCTGCAATGGAGGAAGAAATGATGAAAAAGATGAAAGAGCAAATGTCTATCCTACAGGAAATGGCAGAGACTCAAGAGTCTTTTAAATCTGAATTTGAAGCTATTAAAGCTTCTCCATCAGGAACTCCTATTTCGCAAACTCAATTCTCTGCAAATGCTGAAAAGCTAGACCCAATGGCTGACAGAATTGCTAGAATTAAAGCATTAAGAAACAAATAAAACAAAAACAAAAATGAAAAAAGAATTTAACTTCGATTGGGATGTATCGGGATTGGCTAACTATACAGATCAATCTTCTTTAGACCTGATCTCTAAAGCAATCTTAGAAGACCCAACAGCAAACTATGTAACTATCGAGGCTGATGTAAAATCTGCTAAAGATATTCACACTATTGAATCAGCATTAGGTGTTACCCAAGGATCTGCAGGATTCTCTGCTTCTGGTACTACTGATCTAGACAAAGTGTCTTTAAGTGTATCTAAAATGAAGATCAACGAGATCTTAGATCCTTACAGTTTAGAATCTAAGTACACTCAGTTGGCACTTAGACCAGGTTCAATCCTAGACGAAGTACCTTTTGAGCAATTTATCTCAGAAGAAAAAGCTAAAGCAGTTGCTAAAGTGGTTGCTAAGCAGGTTTGGTTAGGTGACGTTGACAACGGAGCAGGTAACCTATCTCTTAACGATGGTTTCATCGCAGATTTAGCTGCTGATGCAACTAGAGTAGTTGGAACTGGCGCTACAGCTGGTACATCTTGGAACAGCACAAACATTATCTCTACAGTTCAAGCTATGATCGCTGATCTTAACGTGGATATCTTGGCAGAAGATGACTTAGTAATGTTTATGAGCCCTGAGTACTACAGAACTCTATCTAACGCTCTATTCGCTGGTAACTACTTCCACTTCTCAAGTGATGACACAGTAAATGGCGAATTCATCTTCCCAGGTACAAACGTAAGAATCGTAAGAACTTACGGTCTACAAGGTTCAGGATCTCATAATGATGCTGTTAACTCTAACGACGCGGTTATCTTAGGATCTGCTAAATACCTTTACTGGGGTACTGACTTAGTATCAGATTACTCAAGCTTCAGATTATTCTACTCTGCTGACAACGATGACGTAAGATTCATCTGTCGTTACAAAGTAGGTGCTGCTCACTTGTTCGGTCTATACTTCGTAACAAACTTCTAAGGAAGTAAAAAGAATAATTAAGGAGGAGGCTTAGGTCTCCTCCAATTTAAAAACAAAAATAAAAAACACACGATATGGCATGTTCACAATTACTTTCTGGTCGCAACGCTAGTTCTGCATGTAAAATAATCGGTGGTGTTGAAACAGTATACCTAGCAAATAGTGACAATGTTACTGCAGTAGGTACAACTGGTTCTAACGAAACCGAAGCTATTAATACCATTACAACTTTAGCTGGTGCAACTGGAATCTTCTATGAATTTAAACAAATTCAAGAAACTTCAAGCTTTACCGCTACCCCGAACGCTAACGTACAGAATGGATCTCTATTCTATGAGACTCTACTTACTTTGGTATTTACAGATTATGATGCTTCACTTAGATACACTATCAAAACTCTAGCAGAGAATAACTTGGTAGGTGTTGTTAAGATGAAGACTGGCGAATACGTATACCTTGGCGAGTCTGGCGGATTAGATATAAACGGTGGTGAAGGTGGTTCAGGTGTAGCTTCCGGAGATAGAAACGGAGCTTCTCTAGAATTTAGAGGAGTAGAAGCTAACCCACCTCTTACATTAGACGATGCTTTCGTAGCATCTCAAGATTGGACTGATCTAATAGGTTAATCCTAACACTCTTATAAGCCCTATATCCCTTTCCGGGATGTAGGGTTTCTTTTTTAAAGTGGGATACAGAAATCCCATTAAAATTCATATTTACTTGTATGATTCTCTTAAACAATACACAAGAAACTGGTACTTTCTCTTTAACTTTAAGAGATAAACTAACTAGAGTCAATCCACACCTCTATATCAAGTTGACTAAAATAGATGATAAATCCTTCATTTATTTCCATTTGGAAAACCAATCAACTTCAAATAGGTATTACACTTTTACAATTCCAACATCTTCTCTAAAAGATGGTCAGTACCGAGTACAGGTTTTTCAGGGATATCCAGAAGAATCAGACGATTGTTTAATTGATGAAAATACTACGGTTGCTCTAGGAATCGAATACATCTGTAACCCCCTAACCCTCGAGGCTACTTTAAACCTAGAAGACGAGGCTGTTATAACCTCGGTAGCTGTTTTGGATGAGGAAATCTACGAAACAGTGGGGAGAGTAGAAGGCACAACTTATAATCAGGTATATAGTAACGATTCAGAACCAGAAATTTATTCATATAATGGCTAAAGATACAGAAAATAAAACCATCTATAAGTTCTCCAGAGACGAAGTAACTATTCCGGAATGGCAAGAGTACAAAGTTTCAGGTAAGGACTACATTTCTTGGGGTAGCAAAAACGATATGCCTAAGTTCCTTATTCAGATGAGGGATCGCTCGGCCATGCATAACTCTATTCTCCAAAAGAAACTACTTTACACTTACGGTAATGGTCTAGCAGATGGCCAAAAGATCGAGCAATTTAAACTAGGACAAGAAGAAACACTAAAGGCCCTAATTGATGACTATTGGTTATATGGTATGTGGGCGATCAACGTGGTTTGGTCTAAAGATGGGGAATCTATAGCTCATGCCGAGCATGTGGATATGTCCAAGATCAGATCTGGCGTTAAAGATGCTTTTGGTAAGATCACTTGCTGGTGGTATTCTAATGATTGGGATAACCACAGAAAAGCAGAGAACAAACCTATTAAACTAAACGCTTATAATCCTTTGGATCCAACTGGATCTCAGATTTATGTTTACCAGGGTTATTCATCAGGATTTCAGTACTACTCTAAACCAAGTTACTATGGAGCTATTAATTACATAGCACTTGATTACGAGATTTCCAATTGGCACCTAAACAATGTTCGTAACGGATTCGCTCCTAGTATGGCGATAGTTATGAATGATATGCCTGAATCCCAGGAGGAACGTGATTTCATCTACAAGGAGCTAAAGAAACAATACGGTGGTTCGGAAAACGCCGGAGAAATAGTTCTAATCTTTACCAGAGATAAAGAACATGGAGTAGAATTACAACCTATTCAGGCTAATGACTCTGATACCAGGTACGAAACCCTAATGAATCTTGTTCGGGACCAAATCCTAAGCGGACATTCTATTACTTCCCCATTACTATATGGGGTTAAGACAGAAGGACAACTAGGAGGCAACAATGAACTGATTACTGGTTTCGAAATCACTATGAACACTGAGATTAACCCAGTTCAAGAATCTATAGCTAAGACTCTCCAAAGAGTACTTAAGCTAGATTTCCTACCTGAGTTCGAAGACACATCTCCAGTTCAGTATGCTTTCTCCGAATCCATTATGAAAGAGATTCTAACCCAAGACGAGATGAGAGATCTAATCGGATACGAACCTCTTCCTCAAGATGAGGCAACAATTTCACAGGAGCCTACAGAGGAAGAAATAGTTGTTGAACAAAACGGACCAGAAACAGAATGAACGAAGTACTTTTTATAACAGAAGCCAAGCTTAAACAAAATTCAGATATCCTGGAGAATGTAGATACCAAGTACTTGAGAAATGCTATTCTTAAGTCACAAAGAATCAAGTGTCTCCCTATTATGGGCTCGGATCTTTTTAGTAAGATTGAGAACCTAATTATTTCTGGCGATATCTCTTTGTCAGCTAATTCGCTTTACAAGAATCTATTGGATAGGGAACTACAGCAAGCAGTAATTGCTTTTGCCACAGCGGAGGCCCTACCAAATATCTCATTTAAGATCACCACTAAAGGTGTAATGCAACAAACGTCTGAAAACGCTCAGCCAGCAGATCTTTCCACCATTCAGTATTTCATCCAGAGATACGAGGATGAGGGAGAATATTGGCTAAACAGAATGAGAGATTACTTACAAGAGTTTCAGACACAAATTCCAGAGTATTCTAATCCGAATACTGCTGATGAAAGAACTATCGAACCTGATGTTCGTAAACCATGGTATAACCAAATCTATTTGAAAGGATTTCCTTCAGGTAAGGCTTACTGGGATTACCAGGATAACAGACCGAACCCAAACACATGAAAACACATTTTAGAGATATAATGCTACAAGTCATAACGGATAGAACAACTCTAGCCAATGTAGGTACATTGGCAGTAATCAATTGGGGCGCAGTTGATATGATGTTGAAGATTGTCCTAACTGTAGCAACTATCGTCTGGACCGGATTTAGAATCTGGAACGAAGTTAAAAAATTAAGAAATGGAAATGGCGAGAAGACTCCTGAATAATTCTAAGAGACAAACACTTATGTACGTGGTACTTGGGGTATGGTTTGTCTTTGGAATCATTGGAATAATCTTTGAATCGAGCCTAACCGATTTAAGCGTTTACTTCAGTTCCTTAGCATTACCATTCTTAGGGTATATCTGGGGCGAAACTAAAAGGCCCTCCGCTAAGAAAACAGAAGAAATAGACATATTTGAAGAATAATGGCAGGATCAGTTAAAATACAACATGGCGGAGGGGTCAGTAATCCCGGGGCAGGCTTTTCAACTCTATGGGCCAATTCAGCCGATGGTTACCTTTACGGTACTCTACCATCAGGAGAAACATATAGAGTAGCACCCGGACAGGATGGTACTACTGGTGCACAAGGACCTCAAGGTCCGACCGGTCCACAGGGTATTCAAGGATCAACAGGAGACACAGGAGCTCAAGGACCAATAGGACCGACCGGATCACAAGGACTGACCGGACCACAAGGAGAACAAGGACCAACAGGACAAGACGGGGAAAGAGGGCCTACTGGATTTGGTGGAGCTTTAGGAGCTTATGGTACTTTTTATGATACGACAGATCAACCAGTAGCAGTTATTAATACCCCACAGTTAATAACTTTAAATAGTGCTAATGGATCTAATGGTATTTCTATAACATCTCCCTCTAGAATTACGATAGAAACTCCAGGAACCTATAGAATGTCGGTTACTATTCTAGCTGAAAATAATTCGGGCAATCCTGAAGATATTACTTTTTGGCTGAAATTTAATGGTACAGATTACCCTAATTCTGCTCATTACACCACCCTTCCAGCCAGAAAATCGCAAGGGAATCCTAGTGAAAGTGTGATTACTTATGATTTTATAGGTACGAGTATAAATCCTGGTGATTATGTCCAACTTTATTTTCAATCAACATCCACATCGGTTTCTTTAAATGCTAAAGCAGGTTTAGGAATACCAAATTCTTCTTCCGTTAATGTACATTTAAATCAAGTAATGAATACCCAATTAGGACCAACAGGTGCTACTGGACCAGAAGGACCACAAGGCGAGGTTGGACCTACAGGGCCACAAGGAGAACAAGGACCAACAGGTGCTGATTCTACTGTTCCTGGACCAACGGGACCAGAAGGACCCCAAGGGGCTACAGGACCCCAAGGTGAACAAGGTATTCAGGGTGAAGTAGGTCCAACAGGACCAGAAGGACCTAAAGGTGATACTGGAGATACAGGTGCTACAGGACCAGAAGGTCCACAGGGACCACAAGGTGAAGTTGGTGCAACAGGGCCAGAAGGACCTAAAGGTGATACTGGAGATACAGGTGCTACTGGACCACAAGGACCACAAGGAATCCAAGGGGAAGTTGGGCCTACAGGACCACAAGGACCTAAAGGTGATACTGGAGATACGGGTGCTACAGGACCTCAAGGTCCACAGGGACCACAAGGTATTCAGGGTGAAGTTGGTGCTACAGGACCAGAAGGACCTAAAGGTGATACTGGAGATACAGGTGCTACCGGACCACAAGGTGAACAAGGTCCAACTGGACCGCAGGGAATCCA